CCAAATGCTTGGATAAGGGCAAACAGTCAAGCGCACATCCAAAAAACAATTACCGTCATTTTCTTCAATAAACAAATAATCGAACACTTTGACAGCCTCCATAAATTGGTCAGCCGACATTTTAAAGGTATGCCGTTTTGCCCGAACACGATAAAAATCATCCTTCCTACGTTTGCGTTTCAATCGAGCACCCATACAAAACAAAAGCATTTGCGTTTTAATTTCCTGTATCGGGTCGGCACGTTCCACCAATTTCGACAAAAAAATCAATTGTTTTTCCGTCATTTCGTTCATACTTTCCGGCAACATGAAGTCAAATTCCTTTCCGTTTTTCTCTATCAATGTCAATGGTATCATCCAATATCAATAAAAATTTTTCTATTCGCATCATTCCACTTCAATGCACTTTCAAACGGCTCAATACCAAATTCATCGGCATTTTCATTTAAAATTCGCTGAATTTCAGCCAAATAAAAATCCGCTTGGTCGGCAAACCAGTTACCGGTATAATCCGGGTCAATGTAAATCGGTCGCACAACAGGGCGAAACTCCTGTTGTTTATCCGTTTCGCGATTTGTTTTGCTCTTCTCGCTCGTGTGCAGTTCGCCGATTTTGCACGCCACAAAACGCCGGATATTCAAAACCAACTCATCTTCTGCAGAAGAAAACGCCACATCATTTTTCAATTTTTCTCGCAAGCGTTTGTCAAGCGGTCGCCCAATCAATTTCTCAATAAAACGCGCCTCAATCATACTCATCGCAGAGCGAAAACTCTCAAACGCCAATCGACTGTAAGCAATATCCACCAAACCATCGTCTTGAAACTGTGTTGCCGAAACAACATAGTTTCCACCTCTGAGCGTATAAAACCGGCTGTCTTTCCATTCGGGAAAGTCTGCCGAGTTTTTTTCCAGATACTCCAGAATCAAATCCAAATAATTGAAAGCACGTCGCTCCAAAGTTTCTTTCACTTGGGCAATCTTTGTGTCAGTTGCCGGAACAAAATTATCACGCTTTTCAACCGTAAAACCACTGTCGCCAATTCGCACAGAAAGTTCGGCATTGCCAAGCCAAAGAGCCATCGCACCCAAACATTGGCGTGTTTTGTCAAGCAAAACAGATAGTTTTTCTGTACGGTCGCTAAGCGAAGCCGAAGCGTCTTCTCTTGGTTCTTGGTTCTTGGTTCTTGGCTCTAAATTTTCCAGCACTTCAACCAATTCTTCGCCCAAATAACGAACGAGAAAAACATCACGCGCCTCGCGCAAAAACGGCTGAAATACTTCGAGCTCTGCACTTGCATTTATCTTCGCCGTTTCTTTTAATTGTTCAATACTATTGATTATCATAAGTCAAAATTTTTCAGTCTTGTAAAGCCCCTTTAGGGGTTTGGGGTGTTTACACTTTTTCATTCCCGATTGATTTTATTGCACCTGTGCCTTTATCAAGCGTTGTCAGCATAATATTCGGTATCACAAAATCAATATCTGTGTCCCAGCCGTTCATTTCTTTTGCCAAATACAGCGGAAGCAAAAGCAGGTTCCGAATCGGTTTCATCATCGCCTGTTTGATGATAAACAGTTCACGCGCTTCCGTGCCGTTCGTACTTTTTCCTTTGCCCGGTGTCGCGCCAATCAGCGACGGATGCACGCCCATCGCGTAGCAGATAACACTTGTTGCTTCTTCCGAATCGTCTATATATTCGCCGCCTTTGAAAAACGATTCAATAGGCGTAATGATTACGTCATCCTCCGTAAAACCTTTCACGCGGTCATACTTAAAGTGCGAAACAAAACTTTTTCCGGCATTTTTTTCACCTGCCAGAAACTCGTCCAATTCAGTCAGAAAGCGAGTTTTACGCTCTTTCATTTTTTTGTGGTCGGTAATCCCTTCATCTTTAAAAAGTTTAACCCAAAACTCATTGTTGATTTTGACGTGGTATTTCAACACCATTTGATTTTTCAAAAGTGCTGCCTTTAATTCCGGAATTGCACACGAAAAATCATACCATTTTGAGGTAAATATCGACCACCAATAAGGTTTTCCGTAATAATATCGCGCCGGAGTCGGCATCATCAGTTGCAGAATGTACCGGTTGTCCTTTTCTGTTTCTTTTTTGCCTTGCAAGTTCAATACTATTCCGCGTTTGCGTTTCAAATCCAACAGCGGAATATGCCGATTGATAAGTCGTGTAACTTGTACATTTTCGCTTTCAATTCTTTCGTGCCACTTGGTAGAATAGCCGTGATACTCTATTTTGCCCGTTTTTTCATCAGCAACCGAAACACGGCTGTTAATTGACTCCACCGGCAGAATACTCACAATTTTATTGTTACCGGCACCACGACCGAAAATTATTTCCACATAACTGTCCGAAAAAACGCTCAAATCATTTGCCCATTCTTGCACGCTGTACACATAATTGTTATCGCACAGAAATTGAAATATCTCCGGTTGGTCGCTTGCCAATTGCTCTTCAAATACCAATTTACCTTCTTTGCGTATTTTCTTCACAACCATAATGCCATCGCCATACGCCATTTTCGAGTTAAATTCAATGTTCGAGCCAACAGCAATATTCGCATACACCTTTTCCATTACTTCGGCAGGTAGATTATTGTGTTCACCACGTTTCACGAATTTGATTTCTTTTTTTGTGCCTCGTACCGTAATCGGCTCAGTAGGCGTTTTCGAGTCGCCTACCATTTCGCTCGTATCACTCATAAACACCGCAGTCTTCGACCCCGACATAAACGCATACGGACCAACTTCATAAATTTCTTTTCCGGGTGATTTCATAAATTAAATATAAACTTTGTTCTTGTTAAACCTCACAATCAATATCTTACGAAAAGTATGCGGTTTGCTGTTCCCCTCGGTAATGATATTAACCGTTGTGCCTTTCGAGAAAATACTGCTCAACACAGCATTTTCATAAGTTTTCAGCGTGCCATCCATTTTGGCATACTGAAACGAGAACGGAACAGGCTTACCGCGCCCATCCGTTTGCTCCATTATCGCCCATATTTTCGACTGATGAATCCGCTTTTCCATTGTGAGAATAATTTCAAAATACAAAAAAAGCCCTTGTGTAAGGGTTTTTAAAGGACAAATGCAATGTGGTTTATCAGGTAAATTCGGAAACTTGTCGAAAAAGTGTGTTTTTGCCGAAAAACAACAAAACCAAAAATATTTTGTAAATTTCAAACATATAACACGCTGAAAAACAAAATGATAATTCAAAAATATTGAAAAAACAAAAAAATATTTTTTAAAAAATATGGTACAATCTTACAAAGTGCTATAACAAACTAATAATCAGAAACATAAAATTGTAAGATACAGTTTTCAAAATTACGATTGTAACACATTGTAAGATAAAAATTTTCGCACCGTTTTTGTATCTTACAACCTTAACGCACGCATTTTCAGCATTTTGCAAACAAAATTGTAAGATTGTAAGCATTGTAACACGATTTCGCAAAACTGTTTTTCTTATGTTTTTATATGTAATATTGATATATAAGTAATTGATTTTAAACAAAAAAGAAAATAATATTTAAACAAAAAAGAAAATAATATTGAAACAAAAAACACAGAAAAAAAAGCGTACCAATCCATCGCAGATTTGTGCGCTCAAACATTGCAAAAATTTTCAGCCATCAATCGTATTTATCCGCTCGCCAGATGAATACTCAAACAACCGAATTAAAAAATCAGGATTAAATATTAGAAGGCAAACCAAAAGTTTAGTCTTTTAATATTTAATCCTGATTTTTAATTCCTTCCGCTGTCTCGGCGATTTTTTTACGCACACCAAACCAAACAGGTTTCGGAAACCTGTTTGGTTTAGCGTGTCTCAATTCTAAATTTATGCTGCTTGCTCCAAATCCAAACTTTCAATCAATCGGAGCAATGCAGGATTTTTCATTCCCATACATTGCAGTACGGCGGTATCATTGTTTTTCGATATAATAATCTGATTTTGCGAAATCTCAACCCGTACCATATCGCCCACTTCAAAGCCGTATTTTCGTAAATAGTCGCCTTTCAAATTAAATCCCGGCGCATATTTTTTGCCCTGTGGCATTTGGCAAACTGTCAGTATCTTTGTACACATTAGGCGGCTCTCCTTTCAATTTGCTTTTGTGAAAAAACAAAACAGATAGGAAAAAAACTATCGTTTTCGTCATCTTCGCCCTGTTGTTCCTGTTCCTGTTGCTTGTTTAATGCTTTCGGTTTGCCCCAAAGCAAAAGAGCCTTTTCGCCTTTTTTCACCCAAAAACCCTTTGCGTTCCACTGATGTATCGTGTTCAATTCAGTGTGTCCCTGTTCGGCATACATATCAGCCAAACCCTCATTGATGCTGTCATATCTTCCATCTTTAACCAACATTCTAATCGGGAAAGAAAGTGCCTTTAATTCCTCGCGTTTCGCACGAATGGCGGATAATTGTTTCTCGGAAATTTGTTTTTTTGCAGTAGTTTCCATATCTTTGCAGTGCTTAAAAATTAAAAATTACAAGATGATTTTTAAACCGTGCAGGTTTGCCGACCTGCACGGTTTTTTTTGTTTTACGCGGCAATACGAAATTCGTTTGCTTGCTCAACCTCAAATTCGGTGCGCAATTTTTCTTCGATTTCTCTAATTGCATCGTCGAACTCCTCTTTCCAAAACTCAAGCAATTTTCCGATGGTTTTTGGTGATGTGCTTTCAAACTTTAAGCCATTCACATCGCGCACAATAACAGTTGCGTTGTCGCTTTCGTGCGCGATGGTGAACTTGTTTAACGAATTGCGCTTTTTCGTCAATTCGTCGTGTTTCTCGCTCAACAAATGGATGATTGTTGCGCGGTTTTTCAACTCTTCCAAAGTCGGCATTTTTCTAACTTCGGCGGTTGGTTTCTGTTCAACTGTTGGCTTTGCCATTACGGTTGTAACTACTTTTTTTTCTGTGCCCTGTGTTGGGACTTGATTTTTTGATGCATTCATTTTGCTTAAAAATTAAATGATTTATTAAATGATTTATTTTCGTGTCGGATATAATTATATCCTTTTCACAGTACAAAGATACAAATTTATTTTGAATTACAATGCTGTTTTTCAGCGTGTTATGCCCGATAAGTAGGCACAAATCAGGTTGTTGCATATTTCAATATTCCCACGCTTTTATATTTCAAAAAATCAAGCCGAAAAAAAAATTTTGTTTCCAAAAACATTTTTTTATTTTTTCGTTCTTAAATCGCTCTATATCAATTCATTAAAACGCCAATATGTTAAACTTTATTAAAAACACAGCCTATTCCCATAAAACCAACAAAAAAAAACAATCAAAACGCTGACTTTCAAAAAACAAAGGGGTTTCAAAGGGGAAAGAATTTCCCTTTTATACGTCTATTGACCACGCAACGCCCTCAAAAAAACTTGCGGTTGTAATATTTTTTTTCTGTAATATGCTGAACGCCCTCCTCAAAACGCATCGCACCTGTGCGATTCCATTTTGAATAAAAAAAATGCGAACTTGCCTGTTCGCACTTTGTCATCTGTTCCTGCCGATAAACTCCACACCGCCAAAGGATGATTGGCTTGGCTCGGTGTAGAAAAAGTTTATGCCGTAGAATAAAGTATCCCACGCATCGGTTATGTGGGTTTTGTGTTCGTCGGGATTGTCGGGCGTATCGGGAAGACCTTCGGGAGTTTTGTTTTTCTCAAATCCGTTTTTGCCCTGCTTGATGCCGGATTGTTCCATTGCAATTTTCAAAAAATCGTTTTCCAACAGATTGAATACCGGAAAGAAAAATTCGGGGTCGCCTTTCAAGGCTTTGTCTATCTGCAAATGTTTCCACGATTGATTGGGTGCTTGACCTACATATACATCGGTTACATCGAAGTTATTGTTTTGCAGGATTTTAATGACAGTATCTGCATAACTGTTTTCGGTTGTTCCGCTTGTCCAAACAAAGGTGTGGTCATAATAGAAAACAACATCGCGCTTTGCTTTGAATTTATAGTAATCGCAAAATGCCTGCGCCAAGTCTTGAAGTTTCTTCGGAGTTTTTACGAAAAATGATTTTACCGTTTTCATCTTGTGAGTTTCGTGGCAGACTTGCGCAACGCACATACTTGAGATAGCGGAGTTACTGTCGAACGCAATAAACAAAGGCTGACTGAAATCCAAATCGCCATCGCCCAAGCAATTCGCGCCTGCAAGTTTTTTCCAATTCGTGCCGAACTTTGCCAATTCGCCGTTGTCGTTCGGGATGTAGAAATGAATATCATCGTCGAGCGCGGAATAAAAACAGTTCGGCACGCGGAACAGGCGTTCATTCAGAAACGCGGTGCGCCATATCAATGGCGGACTGTCGCGATGCATCTGCCAAATGAAATCTTCGCCTACAACTTCGAGGTTATCAAATATATCGTATTCGGCATAAAATACGGTATATTCCTTTGTTTTCTTTCCACTTGCATCGGGAACAACCGGTCGCTGATATTGGCGTGCGAGGTTTAAATCGGCTCGAAGTTCTTTTGCTTTGCGCTTGGTGTGTTCGGTTTGTTTATCAGCCAATTCATATTCTTTCATTCGCTGATACAGGTTGCGAATGTAATTTATGTGCTTGGGACACATTTCGTTTTCTTTTTCGAGAATCCATTTGCCCATCTTGGAAGTAGGCATATCGGTAGTGTACAGTACGGAATGATGCCAAGGACAGTCGCCGAAATATTGGCGGTTGCCTCGATTGGCGGGATTGACTTCTGATTTTATTTTGTCGTAAGACAGGAATTTTGCCTCCGGTCCGATAATCCAATCGAGCGACATCGAGTTGGCAGACATTCCTTGATTGAACGACAATACAACCATTATCGTGCCGTTCCAAAAGTGAAAACAATTATTCCACGCATCGCGCAAAGGCAGACGCTTCGGAAGTTTGAAGTTCCGGTCTTTGGGTGCGCGTCTGCCGACATAATAGTGGATTCCTTCAATGTAGCCCCATTGTGCCAAAGCGTGACAAATAGCAGGCAGTGTATTTCCCCACGCTTTGGCATAAGTCGGCGAGAGCAGCGCACCGGTTGAGCCCGGCATCGCCCAAACATTTTGCAGAATCTTACGCGCGTCGATTCCTTCCGACTTACCGGTCCCGCGAGCAGCAACAATGTATTCGCTGTGCGCGGATACTGCCATTGCGTTTCGTTGCGCCTTGTTAAAAAATTTCTTTACAGGCGTTTCGAGGTCGTGAAGTTTGTTTATGATTTTGTCGGCTTGCATTTTTATGTCGGTTGGGCAACCGCGAGGGTTGCCCCTACGTTTTCATATTCTACATCTTCAATGTGTTTTGAAAAATTCTTTTTGAAAATTGAACGAAGATTTTTTCTTTCTTCTTCCAAGTTATCAATCGGCTCAACGCCTTCCAATACGGTAATATCATCGGTTGGCTCGAATCCGGGCGGAATCATTTCTGTCCAATCGAAATCATCATCTTCTTTGTCGGCGCGTGTGTATTTTCCGATTTTATCCAAGTTGGCGGCAATACCTTTGGCATCGCCTTTCATTTCGGCTATTTCAAAACCTTTCTTTGCGCCTTCCACAATCATATAACGATACCACGACTTAGATGCTAACTGCACATTGCCAACCAAGCGAGTGATGGCTGCCACATCTCTATACGCTTGGCTTTGTGAAATTGGCTCGGTTGCGCCACCACATCCGCCAATCAGGAAGTTTACAATTTCGGAATCCAACATCATAGGATTATCCATTTTTTTGGAAACGCACAGCATAAGCCGTTGTTTTACTTCCAACTGCTTGTCGGTAAGAACCAATGCGGCATCTTCACGACTTTTGAAAAGATGCTGCTCGACTACTTCGTATATGGATAATTCCTGTTTTGGCATTATATATGATGTTCTTTCAAAAATTTTTCGGCTATCGGCTGTGCTGCCGGACTTCCGTTTTTCGCCAATTTGATAATGATTTTTCGTAATTCAAATTTTGTTTGCAAAATTCCGTTGTGAAAAGCCGTATAAATGGGCGAATTAAGGTGGTTTTTACAAATCTCTACAAATTTATCGCGCTCGGTGTTTGATAATCCGAGCAATAACGCGATTTCGCCGGCAGGCATTAAGGCGGCTGCCATTTCCTTTATCTGCTCAATTTGGTCATCAGTCAAGTTCATAAGCAATTGCTTCGTTAAAAAGCATATCGAATTTAGTTTCAAAGAAATCAAAGTGCGGTCCCGAAGTGAAATAAAATCCGGCTTCGTTGCGCTTGGGTTGATTCAAGTTCTGACTTCCGACGATGCCGAAAGCCTGTGTTTTGCTTTTAATCAAAAATATTTTCGCGTGGTTGTTATCCAAGCGAATATGCGGACTGATATGCGCTGCAAACAGCAATATATCTAATTTGTGGCGTTTCACATTCATATCCAACAGCATTTGAATTGAATTGATTTCGCCGCGCTCTGCCATAAAAAACATCGGGCGCAAACTGTCTTCGGATATATTGAATGTCGCCAATTTCACATCAAACGTGCCTGTTTGATTAAAGATAATGGGCAACACATCGTGTATTGCCCATTCTCCTCTGTTCATAAAAGGCTCAATCGTTCCCGGAACAAATGCACGCGGAAAAAACTGATTGAATGTTTGTTCATTCATCCTTTTTAATGAGTTTTTCAAGTTCTTCCAGCTCGGCTTTGTAGGCTTCGACACGTTTCAGCGCGTTTTCTCTGATGAGTTTGCGCTCTGCAGTGTTATCTGCTACTTTTTGTGAACGAGCGATGTTTTCTTTGAGCCTGTTGGTACGGCGTTCAATTTGTGCGCCTTTCACAACATCATCGGTCGAAAATTCGAGTGTCGGTTTTTGTTCGGCAAGGGCAACCGCAAGGGTTTCCCCTACATTTTTACCTTCTGCCCAATCGTCAATCACATCCCAAGCGGCACGGCGCTCATCGTCCAAAGCAACAAGTTCTCTGACTAATTTTGCTCGTGTGGCGTGATGCAATCTATCAACCGAAATTTCGGCGTGAAGATTCGCCATCAGCGGCGTAATCTCTCGCACGCGCTCGTATTTTTTACGAATTTCGTCCGGCAGATTGTCGTAATGCACAATTTGAATACCGCGCTTTTGTTTCAAACTTTCAAAATCGGCACCAAGTGTTTCGAGTTTCTGTTCGAGTTCCTCGACTTCTGCTTCCTTGTCGGCAATTTCCTGCGCGTTGGTTTCGGCGTCATCTTCCAATTCTTCAATCTGAATTTCGAGTTCTTCTTTTTCGGATTTCAATTCTTCAATCTGCCTTTCTTTTTCAGCAAGTAATTCGCTGTTGTCAGATTGAACGAATGTGAGTTTCACATCTTTGAACGCTTCGGGATTGAGGCGCATATTTCTGTGAATATCGCTTACCTTGCTTACCAATACGGTAAAATGCGGAGCAAACTGTTTCGGCTCGCCGGTTTCTTTTTTAAAGTATTCGAGATACTTCTTTTTGATTTCGGGCGATGCGCAAGCCTCGAAGATGGCAACGCCTTCCTGATAGCGTCCTTGTGGCTTTTCGAGCCAAATTTTTATTTCTTTTTGCATAATTTTAGATTAAAGAGCCAAGAACCAAGAGCCAAGACTTTTCAGTCTTGATTCTTGTATCTTGGTTCTTGACTCTGTGTTTTATACTTCCAATAATGCTTCTACGTCGATTTTTGTTTCGAGGTAGATAACCGGTGCTACCGAATCGGCAGAATAAGTAAAACGGAAACCACGGCGGTCGTCGCGATTTTGTCCGCCTTCAAACGCCGGCTTGATGCTTGCCGGAAGGAAAGGCTGACCAATAAGTATTTGCTTCCCGTCCATATCTTCGATAACGAGATAACCGGGCGTATTGTTCACTTGACGACCGAATGCGCTCGCTTCAACCAAAGTGCCGGCACGGAAAAATTCGCCGGAAATACCAAAACTTTGACCTTCCAATTCTCCCTGATTTTCGGCATTGTACGAAACTGTTTTATCGGTGCAAATAATCAGTTTCGGTTTGCCGAACTCGGTTGCGTTTTTGAAAACAAAGGAACCGGTTGCTGTAACAGCATCGGCATCATCTTGAATATCTTCCAATGCCGGAATTTTTGGCGCAGTTTTCACGCAAGCCATCGGAATGAACAAAACGTATGCTTTGTATCCGCCCATATTGTCTTTACCGGTTGGCCAAGTAATAGGATTTGAATTTATTTTTGACATAAATTTATTTTTTTTGGATTCAAGAGCCAAGAGCCAAGAATCAAGATTTTTAATTTAAAAATTAATTTTTCAATTTCCAATTTCCAATGACATTTCATTGAAAATTGGAAATTAGAACATTGAAAATTTATTCAATGACATAGTCGCCGGCAAGGTCAAGTGCCGTGTTCACCTGTTCGTTGGTTTGGAATAATTTTGGATGAATGCCGCGAATGCGCGTGCCATACGCTGCTTGAATCCAAAACTGCACTTCGTTCGGGTCTTCATACGGGTCGCGCACCTGTACAAACTTGTTGGATTTATTGGTATTCATACCAATATCCATATTGCCGGCTTTTTGCAATACGAGTTTGGAGCCTGTACCGATGCACTCGTGCGTTTTGATTTCCAAGCCTGCACAGTTCGCATCAGAACGCAAGCATTCAAGCAAGCGTGCCATTCCCGGATATTCCTGATACCTCAATTTGTTTTGCAAGGCTTTTCGCGCGGCATTGAAAACGGTTTCCGAACCAAGCAACTGCGGAGTGCCGCCTCTCGATGAGCGAAGCAAAGGATGTCCGGACTTGATAAACTCAACGAGTTTCTCGTAAGCAGCGTAATCTGTTTCGCCGGTTGGCATAACAAATGCACCTGTTGTGCGCAAATTTCCGGCTGCTGCAGCAATGTCGCCTTCGGCTTGCAAGTACTGCATCATCGAAAAAAAGCCGGTAAATGCCGTCATCGGACTGAACACAGTTGTGTCGCGCTCGGCAAAAAACAGCGAGAAAACCACATCTTCGGCGTGCGAAATGATTTCCGATTCGATAATGAGTTGCTCAAGCGGATGGTTTTTCGCTTTGTGGTCGAGCGGTTTGCCGGCTATCACCAATGCCATTTTTTCGGTGTAATTGGTGATATTGTCTTTTGTTTTGGCAACAACCAATTCGGGCTTCAAATTCGCTTCGCGGAATTTCATTACTTCTTCCTTGTAATTGATTTTCATTCCCTGCGAATAAGGACCGGTTCCGCCGGCTTGGCGCAAGCGCGTAACAATTACATCCTCGTTTGCCACTTCGAGAATGTTCAGACCGAGCGCGATGGCGGCTTGCTCCAAAGTGAAATACGGCAGCGCACGCAAAACAGGGTCGTACTTTATGGCGGCTTGCGATAAGCCTGCCACATCAATAATTTTTTTTACTGACATAATTTTTAAATTTTACTTGGCGTGTAGCCGATTTCTTTCATTTTTGCAACAATAGCCAACGTGTTGCCTGCGTTTTGGGTTGCATAGGTAAGAATTTCGTTGTCCGAATCTTTTGCACCACCATCAGCCGACGGATTTTGAGTTGTTACAGTTTCTGCACCCGGAAGCGCACGCAGTTGCGTGTTTTCTTCCGTTAAAGTAGTTACCTGCGTTTGCAGTGAGTCGCGTGCCGAAGTGGCAGTTGCCAACTCGGCGGTCAGTCTGTCGATTTCTGTATTGTCGTCCGAAGAGCCTGAAGCCGAAATTACTTCTTGAATGGTTTCAAGCGTAACATCTTCCGGCTTCAAGCCTTCGTTTGTTCCCACAATGGAGGCGACAATAGCATCGTAGCCGTCTGCTTTAGTTTTTAAAGCATTGTACTCTTTTTCTGAGAGTACTTTGGTTTTTAAAATGCTCATCTTTTTTATACATTAAAATAGTTAATAAAATTTTCGAGTGTATCAATACCATCAATGATACCGAGTTGTTTTGCTTCTTCGGCAAACCACACTTTGCCTGTTCCCCACACTTCGCGCCCGGAACTGAGTTTACCGGTGCGATTGGTTTCTATCATTGAAAGAAAATAATCGTTGAATGTGTTTGCAATTTTCTTTAATTGTGCCGGATTTCCTTTGATGGCTTCAATATATTCGCTGTTTTTATCAGTCGAAGCCGATGCGTAAACATCAATCAGATTGATACCGAGTTGTTTGTAACGCTCGGTATAATCGGCAATAGTTATGAATGTTCCGATTGAACCGACACGCGCCATCGGCGAATTGGCAACTACAATATCGCAAGCCGATGCGATGCCATAGGCGGCAGAACAGGCGAAGTCATCAATGAATGCGCCTACCGGTTTGTTGCGTTTTGCAAGCGTTTCGTTCATCATACGCATTGCCATTCCTTCGCCACCGCCCGATTCGATTACAAGAATTACGGATTTAATATTGTCATTCGCATAACAGCGATTCAATATATCCGACTTGGTAATCATTCCGGCAGGACCACACCATTGGTCGTGTTTGGTAATGGCATCGGTAATGTAAACTATTGCGATGGAGTTTTCGGGCGCATCTTCGGGTTTACGTGCTTGACCCCATTCCGAAATTACATACGTGCCACTTTGGATTACAGCCGTCTGAATACCGTTACGAATGGTTATGTCCTCATTTTTCGGTATAGTTTGCGCGTGCAGTTGCTCGCCTTTTAGGTAAGCATCGAGTATTGGGAGATAGTTGGCGGCATAAGCCGGCTCTATCGCCCAAATACTGTTGAGTATGTTGTGAAGAAAAAGCATAATATTTAGAGTTTAGATAGTAGAGTTTAGAGTATAGATACATTAAACTTTAAAACTTTACACAAAAATAGTATGCTTAAATGTGGGTAGAAAGGACTTTGAAACAGGGAAAATGCAGTAAGGGCGTATTCAATACGCCCCTACATTAGTGATAATTCGGGATGTGGAAGGGTTCCGGCAATGTTTATTTGTAAGCCAGCATATCCCGAACTTTGTCCCGGAGACAGGCATTGTGTTGTGGCGTGTAAAAAATTTTCTTTGCTGCCAACAACAAAGATTTTACCGTTGCCTGTGCGATACTTAAACAGTACAGACTGATTGTTCAAGCCGGATATTTTTTCGTCATCCAATTTGAAATCAGGTATTGATACCGATACAGCCACATTGCAAGTACCAAGTTTGTCGTTTGCCGAAGTAATTCGTACATCGGTTTTTGATGGTGTGCAGGGAATTTCCTGCCAATCTTTGCCGGCTTTCAGTTCAACTAATATTTTGGAAAGGAAAATTACAGTATAATCCACATCCTCCAAAAGCACATACCAACACGCGGAAATTCCGCCAATATTATCGCTCATTTTTATAAATTTTTATATTGATAATCAAACAGTTCTGTATTCTCCAAGTATTTTCCAACAAAAATACCTTTGAAAACGGACAAAATCGCAAACGAAGT